CGCGCCAGACAAGAACAACCAAGCAATTGTTTCTACTGAAGAAACACGAGCTACTTTCCAAGCAAGTCTAGATGCAGCTCGAAAACATTTTGGTGATTTACCGCTAGACAGGTTATGGATGCCTGCTTTCTTTGAGGCTTCTTATGATGAAGACCCTGCTAGATATGAACAGTATAAAGCAGACGCTCTTGCTATTGCACAACTAGAGCAAGAAACACAGTTTAGAGAAAGACTAGCCGCTGTAGGTGTCAGCGAAGAAGATATGCCTGACTTTTCTTACAGAAACCCTACAGAAGATGAACAGTTTAATCAGTTCTTATCAACAATGGAGCTAGAGAACGAACGTAAGTTTTATGAAGCGTATGATGACACAGCAGCAGAATATTATGATACGCTGTACAACACGCTGTCAACTACTGACGTTATGGAGTTTGCTACACAGTACAACGAATTAGACACAGCGGATAAAAAACTGTATCTTTACGAAGCGTTTAAAAACGAAAGTATAACTGAAGAACAGTATAGAGATAATGTTGGTTACCTGCTTGCTCAAGATGGAAAGCAAGTATATAAAGACCCTGAAACTGGTGATTGGAAATACTGGAAACAAGTTGGTGATAATGCTTATAACTCGTACAAAGTAAACCTACTCCCTGAAGATTACTACCAATCTTTTGAGATTCCAAGCGGAGAAACTTTATACGAAAACCAAGGTGCAGGTCGTTTCGTAGACAACATGGGAAGAGAGTTAGGATACGAAGGCGAGGCGTTAGATAAAAGAAAAGAGATGCAGTTCCTAGAACAAGGCATTGGTACACGAGGAGAGGACGTAACAAAACGCCTAACAACTGCGGAGTTTTTCACTAACGGAATTATCAATAGTCCTTTGTTAGACGTGCTTGGAGTTATATTTGGACAGACAGGAACTCTTGCTGCTGTACGAAGTGCAACTAAAGTAGCTAACGGTGAAACACTAAAGTCAGAAGACTACGCGAGCATGGCTATTGCGGGTTTGGAAGCTGCTGACTTTCTTGTAGCACCCACAGAAGTTATTGACCCCGCCACTGGTGCAGCAGTTACAACAGCAGGGCAAGGACTTAGTATTGGTGGTTTAAACCTAAGCTACAATGCTTCTAAAGCTTTAATTAATGGCTTGGCAACAGAAGACCCTACGGCTATTGTCACTTCTTTGATGGGTGATAAATGGCCTGACACTTTAAAAGGTTTTGGTATTCCTCCTACACTTGTAGACGACCCTGACTTTATGGCAGCGTTTAACGACGGCTTGAGTGTTGCGCTTGAGGGTGGTAATTTAGAGGATGTCTTAACCAAAAGCATTGAAAAGTACATTAAAGAAGGTGGTAGTTTTGGAGACTTACCAGAAGGTGATTATGACTTTTCTATCTTTGATGGATTAGGAGAAGCTCTGGAACCTTTCATGGACGTATTAAAAGAGGTAGCAGAGGGAGCAGAGGACTTGCTTAAACCAGTTGTTGACGTAATTGCTGACGCTGCTGAACCTATAATAAACACTGCTGATGATATTATAGACGCAACAGGAGATGTTATTGAAGACACTGTAGATGTCGTAGCTGATACGTTTGAACCTGTAGTAGACACTGCTGATGATATTATAGACGCAACAGGAGATGTTATTGACGACACTATAGATGTTGTAGCTGATACATTTGAACCTGTAGTAGACGTTATTGATGATATTATAGACGCAACAGGAGATACTCTCGAAGACCTTGGGGACGCTTTACCTGACGTACCTGACGTACCAGAGTTACCTGAGTTACCTGACTTACCTGACTTACCGGACGTACCTTTACCTGACTTAAACTTAAACTTACCAAGCATGGGTATGCTGTCAGGCACAAGGACTACAGATAGTTTGTTTGGTAAAGATTTATTTAAGTTTAAAACTAAGATAGGTGTTAGTCCGCAGGAACAACTAATGCAAGCACCACAAAGAAAGCAACAAAAACAAGAGTACGATAATTTATTTGAAGACCCTTTTGCAAGCACTTTTAATTTTAAGGTATAAAACAACATGACATATTTAGATGCAATAAACAGTGTACTGCGTCGGTTAAGAGAGGATGAAGTAGCGTCCCCTAACACTTCAGCATACTCAAAGTTAATCGGAGAGTTTGTCAACGATTCAATTAGTGTTGTTGAGAACGCGTGGAATTGGTCACAGCTTCGCAGGACTGAACGGTTTAATACAGTCGAGGGACAACGCTACTACCCTTTTTTAGACTTAAACTTTAACTATACAACACTACAAGTAGTTGACAGTACAGGTAAACAACTACTAGATTTAAATACTCAGGATAACTTTACGTACGATATTTTTACTAGTGAAGATAGTCCAGAAACAGGAGCACCTGAGTACTACGCTAATACAGGCTTAGATAGTACTAATGAACGTCCTGAGATTGCTATTTATCCTTTTCCTGATGGAGTGTATAAAATCAGAATGACCGTTGTCGATAGGTCAGACCGTTTGACCGAAGGCACTGATAACATCAAGGCGCCTTTCCTACCTATTACTCAGCTTGCTCACGCTATGGCAGCGGAGGAACGAGGAGAGTTAGGAGGAACTAGCACAAGTAAACTATATGCAATTGCTCAGTCTTCTTTGTCCGATGCTGTTGCTATGGACGCGGGTAGGTTCCCCACTGAAACAGTGTGGTATGACGTATGAGCCAACAATTACGTAATTTAACAGTAGCCGCACCTGCGTTCTTCGGTTTAAACACCGAGGAATCTCCTGTGGGCATGAGTCCTAACTTTGCGTCAGTTGCTGATAATTGTGTAATTGACAGTCGTGGTCGTATCGGCGCACGTAAGGGCTATAACAACGTATCTACTAACGGCGGTGCGGTTCTAGGTACTAGCCGTGGTATTGAAAGTATGCTAGAGTTTACTAAATACGACGGAGGTGTTGTATTATTCTCAGCAGGTAACAATCAGATATTCCACGGTACGACTACACTGACAGCGTGTACTCTTCCTCTTGATTACACTATCACAGCAAACAATTGGAAGATAGTATCATTTAACAACGACGTTTACTTCTTTCAGAAAGACCACCATCCTCTTGTTAGTAAGGCAGGTTCCACTACACTTATTAAGGTAGTAAAAGGCAACCACGATGCTCCTTTTGGTAACGAAGTATTAGCAGCGTTTGGTCGTCTGTGGGTAGCCAATGTAACAGGTAACAAACACACAGTATATGCTTCTACTTTGTTAGACGGAGAAGAGTTTAACGGAACCGATTCTTTTGAAATAGACGTTACTAAGTTTTGGCCTGAAGGCTACGATGAGATTGTAGCATTGACAGAGCATAACGGCTTGCTTATTATCTTCGGCAAGCATTCCATGTTAATTTATGACGGAGCGCAAGGTGGAGCAGGTGTTGCGGGTAACCCTACTAGTGCAACCTCTACCATCTTCCTAAAGGACACCGTAGAGGGCATAGGATGCATTGAGAGGGACTCTGTGCAGGCTACTGGTAATGACATACTGTTCCTATCTAATCGTGGTGTAATGAGCTTAGGGAGGCTTATACAGGAGAAGTCACTACCTCTGCGTGACGTTAGTAAGAACGTACGTACTGACCTAATGTCTTTTGTTAAAGCAGAGACACTCCCTGTTAAGAGTACTTATAGTCCTGACGATGCTTTTTACTTAATAACTTTCCCTACGAGTAACACTACTTATTGTTTTGACGTAAGAACTCCCTTGGAAGACGGTTCGTTTAGAGCGACTACTTGGTCAGGTATTATGCCTTTGTCCTTTGCTCAAATATCCTCTAACGGTTTTTACATGGGACTGTCTACAGGTATTGTACAGCATGATGGTTATCTTGATGATGCAGACACGTACACTATGAGTTACTTTAGTCAGCCTTTAGACTTTGGAGACTCTACTGTTGTTAAGTTTTTAAAGAAGTTTAACCTAACAGTTATAGGTGGTCAGAATGCAACAGCCGTTCTTAATTGGGGTTATGACTATGCAGAGAACTACACAAAGCAACCGTTTACTATAGGTGGTGGACAGGCCGCTGAGTTTGGAGTTGCAAAGTTTAACACAACGGCAGAGTTTGCAGGCGGTTTAGATGTTAATACACCTAAAGTAAATACAACAGGTTCTGGTAACGTAGTTTCCATTGGCGTTACTTCTACAATAAACAACAGTCCTTTTTCAATACAAAAAATTGACATACTAGCTAAAACAGGAAGACTACTATAATGGCCAATTATTCCCCAAGTACTAATTTTACAGAGAAAGACGGATTTCCAATAAACGACCCTCGTAAGATTATTAAAGGCTCTGAGTTCGGAGCAGAGTTTGCTGCCATCTCAACCATGAGCAGCGAGAAATCTGACCTCGCGTCACCGGTATTCACAGGTACAGTAACTATACCTACTGCTACTGTTGCTACAGCTACTATTGCTACAGCTAACATTGCCGCAGGTGCTATTAACGCTACATCTTTAGACTTACTTGATAATCAAAAGATTAAACTAGGCAGCGCCGACCAATTAGAAATTTATTACGACTCTTCTAATAGTGTCATAGCTGACGTAGGTGTAGGTAATTTAGAACTAAGAGGAAGCAACGTAGTTCTACAGAACCCTTTAGGTACTGAAACACTAGCGTCGTTTACAGAAGATGGCGGGGCAGTTCTTTACTACGACAACTCTCCTAAAATAGCTACGGATACTAATGGTGTTTCTATTGCAGGTAATGTTGATATGCCTGATGCTGCTAAAATTCTGCTAGGTGATGATGATGACCTACAAATCTACCATTCAGGTTCAAACTCATACATTGAAGACACAGGTACTGGCGGTTTATTTATCGCAGGTGCTGCTACTCTGACACTAATGCAAGCGACCCAAGGACAGAACGCAGATAAATATATAGAGTGTACTGCAAATGAAGCTGTAGACTTATACTACGCCAACAGCAAGAAACTATCAACAACCAATACAGGCATAGACGTTACCGGATTAGTAGTGGACAAAGCTGCCAACGGTATCCTAAGTGAGTTTAAAATAGGAGGCACTGTAGTTGGCGGTGTACGTGGTGATACAGCTGTTGATGTTGATGACTTAACTATAGGCAGCGGTAATATTTCTTTACGTTATGCTAATGCGAACGACCCTGCAACTGGCTATCTCTCTGGTAACATTTCTCCCGCAAAGATATCAACCGGCGGTGCTAATGGTGGCGCTATTGACTTAGGCAGAGCAGGCTCTAATTTTGACAACATTTACGCAGACAACGGTACTATTAACACGTCTGACGCTACTGAAAAGCAAAGCATTGAAGAGCTGACTGAAGTAGAGACCCGTGTGGCTGTAGCTTGTAAAGGCTTGATACGTAAGTTTAAGTGGAACTCAGCGGTAGAGCAGAAGGGTAACGAAGCTAGGTATCACTTCGGTGTTATTGCTCAGGACTTACAGGCTGCCTTTGCTGCCGAAGGTTTGGACGCAGGAGACTACGGTTTGTTTATTAGCTCTACTTGGACGGACGACAACGGTGTAGAACAAACAAGGCTTGGTGTACGTTACACTGAGTTACTAGCATTTATTATTGGAGGGTTAGCATAGTGTCATTAGTATCAGACTTATTAAACGTAGGTGGTCAGTACTACTTAGGAACATCAGGTGCTGACGACGCGAGAGCCGCAGGTCAGTCCGCTGTAGCTATGGGTGAGGCCGCAGGGCAGTCAGCTATTGACCGTTCTTCCTTCCAACCTTACACAGTAACAAGTAACTTAGCCACAGGTAGTACTAACGCTCAAGGTGGTTTAGACTTATCATTGTCTGCCGAAGAACAACGCCGACAGAATGAAAGATTCAGACAAGCAGAGTCTATCTATGGTGCTATCGGTGCTGACCCAAGTAGAATGGCTAGTGAGTACTACGAGAGCATTAGAGCAGCACAGCGTCCAGAAGAAGAACGTAATCGTTTAGCTATGCAACAAGGTTTGTTCTCTAGTGGTCGTGGTGGTATTTCTTCTGCACAGTACGGTGGTACTCCAGAACAGTTTGCCTTTGAGAAAGCAAGAGCAGAAGCACAGCTAGGCGCAAGCTCTACAGCTCGTACAGCAGCCTTAGCCGAACGCGACCAACAGCTTAAAGCAGCGGGTTTACTTACTGACCAAGCCTATCAAGGACAGCGTGAGGCTATTGACCTCTTTGGCGCAGCTGCTACTCCTGCACAGCTTGCGGCTACAGGCGCTAGAACAGGTGCTGAACTTGCGGCTCAGCTTGAAGGTACAGGTATTGAAGGTATGCTTCAGGGTGAAGAACTGGCTAACTACTTAGAACGTGCGGCTATTGCCGGTGCGTTGCCTGCTGTTACAGGTTCTTATGATGCCGACACTGGACAATACACAGGTGGTATTGTAGGTGGTGTGGGTAGTTTATTCCAAGAAGGTGGTCTACTAGGTGGTCTTGGCTTAGGTGGTTTGTTCGGAGGTGGCGGTCAGGCTGCTACTGTTGAAAGATACAGCGGGTTTGGAAACGCTTCTGTTGAACAGATAAACGCTGAATACTTAAGTAACCCAAATGTTACACCGGCAGAAATTGCAGCTAAGTACCCATAAATAGGAGATTAAGATAATGGCACAACCAGATTTAGCAGGATTATTAACAGGTATTGGCTCGGCTCCTATTGACCCTATGCAAGGGGCTTCTATACGTGACAGAGAGATTGCACTACAACAGAAAGCGTTAGGTGGTTTCCGTAAGGGTGTAGGGGCGCTCACTGGTGGTCGAGTGGATGCTCGTTCTATGCAGGAGAAAGCTCAAGAAGCGTTGGCAAAACTAGACCCCACTAAGAAAGAAGACCGTGAAAAGATACTACAGATTGTTAGTCGTGTGTCTCCTGAGCGTGTACCTGCGCTACGTCAACGGTTTGCGGAAGCAGACAAAGCTCAAGCTCAGGAAGCTAAGGTAGAAAGTAGAGCTGAACGAAGAATGGAAATAGCTGAAGAAACTTTAACTATGCAGAAGGCTGCTACTAAACGTGAGCTTGACCAAGCAGATGCAGTACTCGCACAACAAGGTGTGTCTCGTGCGCTCTTTGCTCAACAAGCCAGAGACAACGGAAACGAACCACTTGCTAAGGCAATTGAAACAGGCGGTGTATCCTTAGAGAGAGCAGGTTCAATTCTTTTCGGTTCTTCTAATGCGCTTGTCAAGCCTGCGACACCTGAGGAAGCAGAAGCCTTTGACCGTATCCTTGAGACAGCGGAGTTTAAAGAGAAAATTAAAAAGTTAAAAAAGGGTTGGATTTTTAAGACATTAAGTGGCTCTACTAAACAGGCTATTTATTTTAAAGCTAAGGAGCTAATGGCTCGTGATAAGATGTCTACCGAAGATGCCCTGACTCAAGCTATTAAAGCTGTAGAAGCTCTTGACCTACCTACTGGCGGTGATGGTGGCGGTGATGGTGGTGGCGATGGTGGTGGCGATGGTGGTGGCGACAATAATACCGGCGGTAATGTTCCTGAACCAGTAGAAGGGTCTAATGATATGTTTTCTGGAACTAAAGGAACTAAAGGAGCTTAAGCATGGCAGACTTATCAATGCTTACTAATCAGCCTCAGGCTTCCCTTCTTCCACAGGAGGAGGCTATTGAAGCTGAGGTAGCTGTAGAAGAAACTCAAGGACAACCTCTCTCTAGTCGAAAGGCTAGACGAGAGTCTCTGCCTGACCGCCTTAGAGAACAAGAGGAAGCAGAGCTTGCGGTACAACAAGCCTTTGCTGATCAGAGACTAAAGGAAGTCGGCTATACGATAACTCTTGATGACATCTATAGTAGTCCTACATTACAGAAACTAGGTGTCCAATCTGGTGACCGTTTTAAAGACGGTGAGCTTGTACGTATATTTTCTAAAGACGAAGATGAGATTGAGATTGACCGTGTAATATCACAGGAAGATATTGATGGGTCACCCACCCTTCAGGACACAGGCGCTGAAGCAGGTGACTTAATTATTATCAAAGACGGTGAGAAACAATTCCTGTCAAGAGGTAAGTCAAACCAAACTAGACAAGCTATACACAAGTTCATGCGCGACGGTAACTACCTAGGTAACGCTACGTCATTCATGGAAGCCTTGGCTCCTATACCTGAGTACGCTATGGCTTACTCTGCTCCTGTTGGATACACAGGTGGTAGTCCAGAAGATTTGATTACTGTTGAAGACAAGTACGGTGAGGACATTAGTAAGTTACCTTTCAATGAAAGACGTTTAGCTGTGAAGCGTCGGAAGGAACGTATGCTTCAGAGACTGTCTGGCCCTATGTTTACCTTTGATCCTGAGTCTACAGGTGCAACGGTTGGTGCTATTGCTAAAGCTGTCATCGACCCTATCAATTTAACACCTGCGGCAGCTACACTCAAAGGTGGTGTCATGTTAGGTACTGCTATTGCAGGCTTTGGTAGCGTTCTGGACGATGTTGTTTCCTCGGAGTCAGGAGAAATAGACGGAACTAAAGCACTCTTATCCGCAGGTGCAGGTGCTGTTCTTAGTGGTGGACTTCTTGGTACTGCAAAAGTTATTGGAGACAGAGGCGCTAAGAAACTTGTAAGAAATGCTCAGATAATAGTAGATAGAGGAATACGTGAAGGTAAGAATCCTTTTAATCCTAAAGCTATTCTTGAGGAAGCAGGTGTTGACCTTAACAAACTAGGAGCCGCACAGAAGCGACTGAATGTAAAACTAGAAGTCTCTCCTAAGAAGATTGCTGAAAGACAGCTAGAAGAAACTATCGTTAATGATTCGGCTGTAGGTAGGTTTACTAACAGTGGTGTTGACAAAGTATTAGGTGTTCTAAGTACGCGTATCAAGGCAATGAATGAGGCTGTGTTTGGTAGACTACGTAAGTTTGAACTAGATACTAACCTACGTACACAGCAGGTAATGCAGGATGCCGAGCCGTTTGTTAGAGGACTAGCGGAGCTTCCTGAAGCAACACGCACCCAAGTCGCACGTCTCCTGTACAACGAAGACTTCGACGCGGCAAGAGAACTAATGGGTCGTGGTTTGGCTGACCAGTTTGATATGAGTGTCTTACCTATGTTAAGTAAACTAGGTGACGACTTACTGGAGTCAGGTCATAGCTTCCAGAAGATTGACAACTACTTCCCTCGTTTAGTTAAAGACCTCAAGGGATTGCAGGAAAGTTTAGGTGTAGAACAGAAAGGTTTGATTGGTAAGGCACAGCGTCAGTATGCGGCACATAAGAAAATATCTGTTGATATGATTACTGATGAAGAGAACGCTGAGATAATTGACAAGCTAGTACGTGGCTATAGCTTTGCTCCTAAGGACGGTAAGCCTGCGTTTGTACGTAACCGTAAGCTCACTCTATCTGATGACCAGATGCAATACTACGCCTCGCCTGAAGAGTCTTTAGCTATCTACCTACGAAGAGCCGTTAATGATTTAGAGAAGCGTAAGTTCTTAGGTAAGTATAAGACTAACAATAGTGAGACAGGTCTGGTTGATATGGACAACTCTATTGGTGACTACGTGCAGGCAGAAACTAAAGCCGGTCGTCTTCGTCAGGAAGATGAGGTTGAACTTATTGAGATGCTGAAGAGCCGCTTTATGGGTGGTGAACAATCTCCTAACTCACTGAATGCTACGGTAAGAGACTTAGGATACATGGGTACTATTGCTAACCCTATCTCTGCTATTACTCAGCTAGGTGACATAGGTACATCAGGTGCTTTGAATGGGTTTAGAAATACTGTAGCAGGGATGTTTAAGTCGAAGGACTGGAAGCTGATTGATTTAGGTATTGATGAAGTCTCAAAGGAATTGTCCGAAGCAAGTGCAAGAGGCACAGCAAGAGCCTTGAATAAACTTATGGGTGTGTCAGGCTTTAAGGCTATGGATAGATGGGGCAAAGAAACTCTTATTAATGCCGCCTATAAGAACGCTAGTAAATTAGCGAAGACAACGAAGGGACGAGAGAAGTTACTTAAAAAGTTTGGTAATACTTATGGTGATGAAACTAAAGCATTGCTTAAAGACTTAGAGGAAGGCAACAGGTCAGCCACAGTTAGACAGTTCTTGTTCAATGAGCTATCCGACGCACAGCCTATCTCGTTAAGTGAGTTTCCACAAACTTATCTTGACAAACCTAATCATCGTATTCTTTATATGTTGAAGTCTTTTACTTTGAAGCAGATTGATATTGTACGTAGGAATGTAGTGCAGGAATATGCTAAGGGGAATAAGAAGGAAGCTATTAAGAACGCTACGTTGTTGGCGGGTTATCTTTCATCCGCTAACACAGGTACTCAGATGGCTAAAGACTTGATACTAGGAAGGGAAGTTAAAGCAGAAGACATCCCCGATAGAGCGATGTGGTCTTTGCTTGGTGTCTACGGAATGAATCAATACACTGTAGATAAGTATTGGTCAAACGGAGATTGGAAAGGTGCTGTGTTTAATCAGATAGCTCCTGCTACACCAATCATTGACTCAGCTTTAACCTTAGGTGGTGAGGTCTTAGAAGACGACCCTGATGTGTCCAAGGCTGTCCGTGGTGTTCCTGTTGTAGGCAATGTTGTGTACAACTGGTTCCTCGGTGGAGCTGAGAACTACAACGAACGTCAAGATAGAAGGTAAAAAAAGGGGGTCATTGCGACCCCCAAGTTTACTACACTTTTACGTACCAATAAATGCTTATTTACTACACTTTTTACACCTTTGGTTTAACTTTGTATCTGTTTGCGTAGTATAACACCGTATATTGTTACTTATTTAAACTATTTCACAAGCACCTCCGGTACACGCTAACTCCTGTGAGCCGGTGGTGTTATCTTCCTGCTCGAAGTATTGCAGGTCATTCCAGTTAATATCTTTAGGCATTGATGCTAGTAGTTTATCATATTCCTCAGCACTGATGTCCTCATAAGGAGCTTGTTGATACGTATGTTCACTTACTGGCAACAAACTAA